CGCCACCAAGAAAAGGGCAAAAACACGTCAAGTCTCACTCACCACTGAAGAATTCCGCAGTGGTGCAACCCACCCCGGAACCTCACACTAACCCCTAACAGCGGGGTTAAGTGACCAGAAATGCGAAATGGCACAATCACTCTTACAACAATTGCTTTCTGGTCAAAACTTTGAGAGAACTTCCACCACCTTTTCACTACCCCTAATTATTTACGGCACAGCAGGTTCTGGTAAAACTACCATCCTAAAACAATTGGCTAAGCACTTCCCCGAGCTAATTTACGCAAGCTTCCATCCAACCACTCTTGACGCCACACTCAACATCAAACAAAAACTCGCCAACCCAGAACTGATCCCGGATCTTCTTGACGAATTCCTAGGCGGCCACTCACCACCAGCTCGCATTGCCCAACTCTGCGACCCCCTACAATACCACTGTGAAGACAAGCCTGCACCACACTACATCAGCAAGTTTACTTACCGATTCTGCCCAAAATCCTGCTTCCTAATCAACTCCATATTCCACACAGAGTTAGAATCACGCCTGGAGGCTTGCTGTACCATCAAAACAGCCGACCCCTACGTAGAAGACCCGGTTGGCACCACCATCGCCTTTGAGCCTGAAGTCATTCAGATCCTAATCAAACACGGCGCCTCTGTCCATACGCCCACAGAAATAACCGGCTTGAGCATCCCATCAGTCGCTCTGTACCTGTCCAACATCCCACAAGCCAAAGCTCTTAACTCGGCTGAGCTCTTCATTTGTCTATCTCGCCACACTCAAGCTATCACAATCCTCGAACTCGACCCATGCCTCTAACTCCGCCCCCAAACCACGAGAACTTGTATAAACTCATCGCACTCGGTGTCATCTGCGTGGCCATCGTCTTCACCCTGAAAAGCAACAACAATCTTCACACTGGCGACCTGCAACACTCACTACCACATGGTGGCACTTACAAAGACGGCACTAAAAGTGTTAATTATTTCAAGCCTAGTGCTAGCCACAACTCCAACCATAAATGGCTTGCCTTCTCTGCAATCGGGATCATCTCACTCCTCATTTGGATTACTGCTAAACTTACTAATAGGTCTAGCAATCTGCATCCTGCTAGTTGTAGCCATTGTTCCCACAACTCAACGTCCCTGCGTAGTTAAAGTTACCGGAGAATCTGTGCTCATAGATAATTGCCCCAACGCTGCTGAAATAATGGAGAAAATTAACCTCGCTCCTTGGAACGGGGTTAAGTTTCCCAAAGATTGAAAACTTTATTGTATCGGTGTGTTTAAATACTATAATAAACATGGTGCTTCCTGAGAATATTACCTCCAACCCCACTTCTTCAACCAGTAACCCCAACACAGCAAATCCAGCTAAGCGTCCTACCACCATCAACGCCTCTGACCCCACCAGACCACCCTCAATGGAGGAGCTTTCCCAAGTCCGGTACGTCACCACAACCACATCTGTTGCCACACCAGAAGAAATCCGCACTCTCGGCCAGCTCTTCGTCATTGTCGGTGTTGATCCAAATGCTGTTGCCCCCGCCATGTGGGACCTTGCAAGAGCTTACGCTGATGTGCAATCCAGTCGCAGCGCCGTTCTTGCTGGTTCTACCCCATCCAATCCCGCTATCACACGCCAAACTTTGGTCAGGCAACTTGACAAAGTTAACCTCACCCCACGCCAGTTCTGCATGTTCTTCGCTAAAGTGGTATGGAATCTGCTCATCCACACCAACACCCCACCCGCTGGTTGGGCCAAACTAGGGTACACAGAAGACACAAAATTTGCTGCTTTCGACTTTTTCGATGGTGTTTTCAGCCCAGCTGCCCTTGACCCTGCCGACGGCCTCATACGCCACCCAAACCAAAGAGAGATGCAAGCTCACTCCACAGCCAAATTCGGCGCTCTAGCTCGACAACGCATCAGCAACGGCAACTTCGTCTCCACTTTAGGAGAAGTTACCCGTGGCCGCGTCGGAGGCGTGAACTCAATGTATTGCATCGAATCCCCCCCAGACAATTAAACTCCTTGCCCAACTTAAATAAGGAGGTGGTTTCTACAGTTTTATTTCCACCATGCTACG